CACTTACAAGAACGAGAACAGCTACACAAACGAGAACAGCTTCTCAAACACAAACTAGAACGCAGACCAAAACTAGAACGCAAACGCCTACACAAACAACAACACCAACAGTTACAAAATCAATTACTCAAACTAAAACACGTACACAAACACCTACCAGAACAAGAACACCTACTCAAACATCTACACAAACATTAACACAAACTAGAACCAGAACCCAAACACCTACGAGAACAAGAACGCAAACACCAACTCAGACACCTACACAAACTACAACGAGAACACAAACTCCTACTCAATCTCAAACAGCGACACGAACACAAACACCTACACAAACCAGAACTATAACAAGAACGGATACGCCTGGATCTACACCAACACGAACACCTTCTCAAACAGCTACAGCAACCAAGACGAAAACCAGAACACGTACTCCTACTCAAACATCTACAAGAACACCGACGCAAACTAAAACACGTACACAAACACCGACACAGTCACCAACTCAAACACAAACACAAACTCCAACTAATACTGTTACAAGAACTAGAACACCAACAAATACAAGAACAGCTACTCTAACTAGAACCAGAACACAAACACCTACACAAACAATAACTCCAACAGTTACAAAATCAATTACACAATCACCTACCCGTACAAGAACACCAACACAATCACCTACAAGAACACAATCACCTACTCAAACATCTACACAAACACCAACACAAACCAGAACGCAAACACCGACTAGATCCGTATCACCGACTCAGACACCGACTCAGACAAAAACGAAAACGAGAACACCTACTAGAACATCGACGCAAACTAGAACTAGAACACAATCTCCAACGAACACACAAACAGGTACTCGTACACAAACGCCTACACAAACAAGAACACTTACACAGACTCAAACACGTTCACAAACCCCAACTAGAACGAGAACACCGTCGCAAACACAAACACCGACGCAGTCGCCAACTCAAACACAAACGCCAACCCAAACACAATCTCCTACTCAAACTAGAACACCTTCAAATACTAAAACCAGAACACAAACTCCTACTCAAACTTCTACACAAACTAATACAAGAACTAATACACAGACTAGAACCAGAACACAAACCAAAACTAGAACACAATCACCTACAAGAACAAGAACACCTACACAAACACAAACATCTACACAAACAAGAACACCTACAGAAACTAAAACTAGAACACAAACACCCACTAACACACGTACATCAACAAGAACTAGGACACAAACCCCTACTCAATCCCAAACACCTACACAAACACAAACGCCTACACAAACAAAAACAAGAACGCAAACGCCTACGAGAACAAGAACACCAACCCAGACTCAAACCGGTACACAAACACCTACAAGAACAAGAACCCCTACTCAAAGTAGGACTGCTACTAGCACAGTTACTAGAACCAGAACTAGAACACCTACTCAAACACCTACTAATACAAGAACTGAAACACCAACTAGAACCAGAACACCAACACAAACGAGAACACCTTCTCAAACACAAACACAAACTCAGACTAGAACTCCTACACAAACAAGGACGAGAACACAAACCCCTACAACAACAAGAACAAAAACACAGACTAGAACACCCACACAAACAAAAACCAGAACACAGACACCAACTCAAACACAAACACCTACCCAAACTAGAACAGCTACACAAACTAAAACCAGAACCCAGACACCTACTCAAACACAAACCCAAACACAGACACCTACCGTAACAATAACTAGAACACCCACACAAACAAGGACTAGAACGCAAACACCGACTAGATCACAAACAGTAACTAGAACAAGAACACCTACTCAAACAGTAACACCGTCTCAAACAGCTACACGCACACAAACACCGACACAAACATCAACTACTACACAAACTAAAACACCTACACAAACACCCACGAGAACGAGAACTAAAACACAAACACCAACACAGACAAGAACACCTACTCAAACCAGAACCAGAACTCAAACACCCACACAAACCAGAACTCAAACACCAACACAAACGAGAACAAGAACACCTTCGCAAACAGTAACCAGAACACAAACACCCACACAAACGGTTACACCTACAGTAACTAAATCAATTACACAAACAAGAACTAGGACACAAACTCCTACACAAACTAAAACAGCTACAAATACAAAAACAAGAACTCAAACACCTACTCGTACAAGAACACCATCACAAACAGCTACTAGTACACAAACACCTACGAGAACCCAAACACCCACAAATACAAGAACATTAACACAAACAAAGACGAGAACTCAATCACCTACATATACTAGAACATCAACGGAAACTGTTACACCTACTGTAACTAAATCTATTACACAATCACCCACACAAACACAAACACCTACAAACACTAAAACCCGTACACAAACAAAAACCAGAACTCAAACACCCACACAAACAATAACCAGAACTCAAACACCCACGCAAACAATAACTCAAACAAGAACTCAAACCCCCACCCAAACTAAGACGAGAACCCAAACACCTACGAGAACAAGAACAGCCACACAAACAGCTACTAGTACACAAACACCGACACGCACACAAACGCCTACAAATACAAGAACACCAACACAAACAAAGACGAGAACGCAATCTCCTACAAATACAAGAACATCATCGCAAACTGTTACACCTACTGTAACTAAATCAATTACGCAATCACCTACACAAACACAAACCCCTACAAACACTAAAACCTCATCACAAACTAAAACCAGAACACAAACACCTACTAGATCCGTATCACCGACTCAGACACCTACACAAACACAGACTCGTACACGCACACAGACAAAAACAAGAACGCAAACGCCTACGAGAACAAGAACACCAACCCAGACTCAAACCAGTACACAAACACCTACAAGAACAAGAACTCCTTCTCAAACAAGAACAGCTACACAAACACAGACTCGTACACAATCGCCCACGAGAACAAGAACTCAAACACCCACGAGAACAATAACCCGTACACCATCACAAACTCAAACACGCACACAAACACCTACTCGTACAAGAACAGCTACACAAACTAGTACACGTACGCAAACACCAACACAAACCAAAACGAAAACCAGTACACAAACACCTACACAAACCCCGACACAAACAACTACACAAAGTAGAACAGCTACACAAACTCAAACACGTACACAAACAAGAACACCTACAAATACAAAAACAAGAACACAGACACCTACACAAACACCAACACAAACAGCTACGAGAACCCAAACACCTACAAGTACTAGAACAATTACCAGAACGGATACACCCGATTCTACTAGAACTCGAACACCATCAAACACACAAACAACAACTCAAACAGCTACGAGAACAAGAACACCAACCCAGACAAGAACATCTACATCTACGAGAACAAGAACACAAACACCAACAGCTACACAAACACCAACGAGAACGAAATCAATTACCGAAACTAAAACAAGAACACGGACACCATCTCAAACACAAACACCAACACAATCATCTACAAGAACAAGAACACCAACACAAACTAAAACAGCCACACAAACTAGGACACGCACGCAAACACCCACACAAACGGTTACACCTACAGTAACTAAATCAATTACACAAACTAAAACACGCACACAAACACCAACACAAACAAGAACAGCCACACAAACAGCTACACGCACACAAACACCAACACAAACATCAACTACTACAAATACAAAAACTAGAACACAAACACCTACGAGAACACAAACACCCACGAGAACAAGAACAGCTACACAAACGGTCACCCCTTCAAGAACAAGAACCAGAACACGGACACCATCTCAAACACAAACATCTACACAAACTAAAACAAGAACACAAACACCTACTCGATCTAGAACACCATCACAAACACAGACCCCAACACAAACAGCTACGAGAACAAGAACACCAACATATACAAGAACGTCTACTAGAACGAGAACGAGAACACAAACACCTACACAAACAAAAACACCTACAAATACAAGAACAAAAACAAGAACACCTACAAGATCTAGAACACCTTCACAAACAAGAACGAGAACACAAACACCAACACAGTCACCAACTCAAACAGCTACGAGAACAAGAACCCAAACACCGACTAGTACAAGAACAGCCACACAAACAAAAACCAGAACACAGACACCTACAAGAACAAGAACAAGAACCAGAACACAGACACCTACACAAACCAGAACCACAACTCAAACAAGAACTAGAACACAAACACCAACGAGAACACAAACACCAACACAAACTAAAACATCTACAAATACAAAAACACCTACAAATACAAGAACCAGAACTCAAACACCTACAAAAACAAGAACAAGAACACAGACACCTACAAGAACAAGAACACCAACATATACAAGAACGTCTACTCAAACAGCTACACGAACACAAACACCAACACAAACCCAAACATCTACATCTACGAGAACAAGAACAAGAACACCTACAAGAACGAAATCAATTACACAAACTAAAACTAGAACACAAACACCTACAAGAACGAAATCAATTACACAAACCAAAACAAAAACACGCACACCGACACGTACCGTTACTCCTACGAAAACGAAATCAATTACACAAACTAAAACTAGAACACAAACACCTACTAGAACACAATCACCTACTCGCACAAGAACACAAACACCTACGAGAACGAGAACACCAACGAGAACGAGAACACCTTCACAAACAGCAACTAGAACTAGAACCAAAACTAGAACACAAACACCAACGAGAACGAGAACACCTTCACAAACCAAAACGAGGACACAAACACCTACAAGAACTAGAACACAAACACCTACAAGAACACAATCACCTACTCGTACAAGAACACAAACCCCTACTAGTACGAAAACTAAAACCAGAACACCAACGAGAACGAAATCTATTACACAAAGTAAAACACGAACACCAACAAGAACAAAATCAATTACACAAAGTAAAACACGAACACCGACAAGAACACAATCACCTACTCGTACAAGAACACAAACCCCTACTAGTACGAAAACTAAAACCAGAACACCAACGAGAACGAAATCTATTACACAAAGTAAAACACGTACTCCTACAAGAACAAAAACAAGAACACAAACACCTACAAGAACTAGAACACAAACACCTACAAGAACGCAATCACCTACGTATACGAAGACCAAAACAAAAACCAGAACACAAACTCCTACACGTTCCAGAACACAATCACCTACATATACGAGAACGAGAACACAAACACCTACAAGAACAAGAACACCTACATATACAAGAACGAAAACGAAAACTAAAACAAGAACACAAACACCTACAAGAACAAGAACACCTACAAGAACGAAATCAATTACACAAACTAAAACAAGAACACAAACACCTACAAGAACAAGAACACCTACAAGAACGAAATCTATTACCCAAACTAAAACTAAAACTAGAACGCCAACAAGAACCGTTTCGCCTACTAGAACTAAATCTATCACACAGACCAGAACGAAATCTATCACACAAACCAAAACAGTATCACCTACGAGAACAAAATCTATTACACAAACTAAAACCAGAACACCTACAGTAACTAAATCTATTACACAAAGTAGTACACGTACCGCTACAAGAACGAAATCTATCACACAAAGTAAAACACGAACACCTACGAGGACAAAATCTATTACACAAAGTAAAACACGAACACCTACATATACAGCAACTAAAACTAAAACTAGAACACAAACACCAACAAGAACGAAGTCTATAACGCAAAGTAAAACGCGGACTCCTACGAGTTCTCCTACAAGAACGAAATCAATTACACAAAGTAAAACACGAACACCAACGAGTACTAAAACAAAAACAAAAACACCTACTAAAACAAGAACACCTACTAAATCGCCATCAGCCGGCGGTGCAGCAGCCACGACTATATTATTTCAAAATGTAAACAATTCACCTACAACAACGTCTCAAACCGGAGCAGTTTCATTACAAACACCAACAACCGGTCCAGCAACAGATTATTATGCTGGTGCATATCGGGTATCTACTTCTAGTTTTAAAACAACTACAACAAGAAGCTTTCAGTGCGATTATGGTAGTACACCTAGTGGTGGTACCGGGGTTTCAACAGGTGGTGTTGTTGATTCAAGTGCCACGGCAACATCTGGAACTCAAAATAGTTCCAGTAGTTATAGATTTATCTATTGCGAAACATCATCACCGAACTACCCTAGTGTATCTTTTGGTATTATTATGAGAAGTAATAGTTGTCCAAGCGGTAAAACAGTTACTTGTGGTTTCTGGTATTATATGTTTGGAGGTAATGTAGGTGCGTTAGAAGTTACAGCTGGGCATTCATCTCATATAAATGCATATACATATTTAGCAGGCACCACCTTAACAGGTCAGCAACAAGGGGATCGTACTTCTGCTTGGATTAAGAAAACCTTTTCATATTCTAACCCAACTTCTACACAGCAATATATATCCTTCTTTTATACATCTGGAAGTACAATTTATACATATCAAGCAGATATTTGTATAGATTCTATTAACATGACTTACGCGTAACAGTTGAACTCCCCGGGGAAAATAGTAAAATATTTTTGATGCCAGGAATAAAAATCTATCGTAAGAGTAGGTTAAAAAATAAAAATACCGAAAAAACAACTACCACTGAAGTATCAGAAGTAGATCATTCTGAACATGAAAGAAGTTCAGGGGTAGTTTCAATACCAGAAAATGATCCACAACCATATGTTCTAACAAACGAAGATATTGTAGGCGATAATTATCATGAAGACTTCCCCTCCCATTTAAAAGGTAATCAACAAATATTCATTCAAATTGCTGCATATAGAGACCCAGAACTCATCCCAACTTTAGTTAGTATGATAGATAATGCAGATAACCCTGAAAATTTAAGATTTGGTATTTGCTGGCAACATAACATGGAAGATGATTTTGATAAAGAAATGTACGATTATATGAAGGATGAAAGATTCCAAATTATTGACGTAGATAATAAAAGAGGCCATGGTACGTGTTGGGCAAGGCATTCTATTCAACATTTGTATTGTGAAGAAGAATTTACTTTAGCAATTGATTCTCACCATCGATTTGTTCCTGGTTGGGATTCTAAATTGAAAAGCATGTATTATTACTTGCAACAAAAAGGTCACCCGAAACCCCTATTAACAGGATATATAACAAGTTATAAGCCTTGGTTAGAAAATAGTGATGATTCTGGTGAGTATTCTATGGAAAATGGATTCGAAACAGACCCGTGGAAGATGGTATTTGATAGATTTATTCCTGAAGGAGCTATTTTCTTTTTACCTACTTCTATGTTTGATAAAGAATTAAGAGAACCAATTCCTTCTAGATTTTATTCCGCTCATTTCTGTTTTACAAGTGGTCAGTTTTGTAAAGAAGTACCTCATGATCCTAATTATTATTTCCACGGAGAAGAAATTAGCATTGCAGTAAGAGCATTTACACATGGTTATGATTTATTTCACCCTAACAAAATAATTGCTTATCATGAATATACCCGTAAAGGAAGACCTCATCATTGGGATGATTGTAACAAAAAACAAGGTCGTCAACACGATTGGTGGGAAGTAAATGAAATGTGCCATAAAAGAAATCGAATTTTATTTGGTATGGATGGTGAAGATCCTAATCAAATAAATTTTGGTGATGAATATGGTTTCGGGGATGTTAGAACAGTAGAAGAATATCAACACTATTCGGGTATTCATTTTAGAAAAAGAGCTATTACTCAAGAAGTAAAAGACGGTGTTAACCCGGTATATCCAAATGACGGAACGCCTTATGAAGATGTTAAATGGTTAAAAAATTGGTGTATTGACTTTTTTATTCCTTGGGATGAATTACCCGAATCATATGATGATACTGAATTTTGGTATGTTGGTGTTCATGACGAAGATGGAAACGAACTAGTAAGAGAAGATTTTTCTATAGATAAGATTCAAGAAATTTACGACGAGAGACAAGATCCACATGCTGCAAGATTCCCAATAGGTTTGGTTTGCGATGCAAGACCTACAAGTTATACAGTTATACCGAGCATTAAAGATGTAGGGTGGCTGGATAAGATTGAGAAACAGCTGGATCCAAACTTGAAGTAAAGTAAATTATTAACAGGATGCTATGAAAGACGAAACTATTTTTATTCAAATTGCCTCGTATAGAGACCCAGAACTCCCTATTACTTTAAAGAGTTGTATAGATAATGCTCATAAACCAGAAAATTTAAGATTTGGTATATGTAGACAATTTAAAGAAGGAGATCTATTTGATGATATACCAGAGTATGAAAATGATGCTAGATTTAGAGTGGTTAATGTACCTTGGAAAGAAGCTAAAGGAGTGTGTTGGGCTAGAAATATTGTACAAAATGAGTATGATGGTGAAACATATACCTTACAATTAGATTCGCATCATAGATTTGCCCCTGGGTGGGATACGCTTTGTATTGATATGATGAATCAATTACAAAAAAAGGGTCATGAAAAGCCTTTATTAACAGCGTATATACCATCTTATAAACCATCAAATGATCCAGAAGGTAGAGAAAAAGACCCATGGTTTATGGAGTATGATAGATTTATTCCTGAAGGAGCTATTTTCTTTTTACCTTCTACTATTCCAGATTGGATGACCAGGGTTGAGCCTATGAGATCAAGATTTTATTCAGCTCATTTTTGTTTTACTTTAGGTAAATTTTGTGAAGAAGTCCCGCATGATCCAGATTATTATTTTCATGGTGAAGAAATTAGCATTGCAGTAAGAGCATTTACCCATGGTTACGATTTATTTCACCCACATAAAACAATTTGTTGGCATGAATATACAAGAGAAGGAAGAGATAAACATTGGGAAGATCATGATGTAGATTCTGATGGAACAGCAGGTTGGATTTCAGTTAATAATGCATGTCATTTTAGAAATAGAACTTTGTTTGGTATGGATGATACAGACCCCGATTCTATAGATTTTGGTAAGTTTGGTTTTGGTCAAGAAAGAACTTTAGAAGATTATGAAAGATATGCAGGAATTAAATTTGATAGAAGAGGGGTTATGGAGTATACTTGGCCTCAAAGACAAGAACCACCTACACCAAATTACGTTGACAACCCTGAAATGTATGCAACTAAAGAAGATTGGTTAAATGATTTCGGGAGAAATTGGTGCGTAGATATTTGGATATCAGGTGATCAAATTAAAACACCAGAACATGAAGATTGTGATTTCTGGGCTGTTACAGCTCACGATAAAGATGGTGAAGAGATATATAGAGAAGATTTAAATGAATGGAGATTAGGTGAAGAAAAAGCAAAAGACAATGCAAGCTTTTTCTTAAAGTTTTGCTCTGACAAAGAGCCTAGATCTTGGGCAGTATTACCACATAGTAAAAGTAAAGGTTGGTTAGATAGGATAGGTCCAAATGATTTAAGGACCCCGAGATCGAAATATGAAGTAGAAAATGGAATTTTTGATAATGAGTGATAGAGAACTAGATAACAAATTACAAGAAAAATTAACACCATATAACACTTGGCAAGTAGAGAGAATGTTTGATATTTCTCTTCATAATGCTGGAAGAAAAAAAGATAATGAAGTTTTTTGTCTTTCTGTTGGTGCAATGGATGGTCATTTTCATGACACTATGGCTGGCTATATATCGCTATATAGATGGGGCGGGTTGTTTATTGAACCCTTACCGGATGCATTTAAAGCGTTATCAAACTATTATACAGAGGTATTAAAAAACGATAAAGTTATATTAGAGAATGTAGCAGTATCTAACGAAATGAAAGTTGAAACCATGTGCTATATTCCATGGGATAAAATTGACAATTTAGAATTAGATTACCCTTTAAAAGGAATGGCTAGTTTTATTCCTCCGGTTAATGGGTTTGATTCTGATCCTAAAAGTAAAGCACTTTTAGATGAACATGGTGAAATGTGTGAAGTACCGGTTGTTGTTTTGAATAGTTTACTAGAAAAACATAACATAGAAAGAATTGATTATGTTACAGTTGACACTGAAGGACACGACTATTGGGTATTTGAAGGATTTGATTTAGAAAAGTACAGACCTAAAGTTATAAAGTTTGAATTGTTTAATAGTGAAGATGGTAACCTTGACAAATTATTTACAAGACTGATAACATCTGGTTATACTTTATGCAATCAAGAGGGTTGTGATATAATGGCTTTTGAAAATGAACATTTAGAGTTTATTAAAAATAATAGAAGGTGGCCAGAAGTAGAAAAGCTAGGTTTATGTATAGAAAATACCGGGTATAGATTAGATAAAGACGGTAATTATGTAGATGTCCCAGAAAATGTTGAATCAGGGGATGATGATTACAAAGAACCTGAACCAGAAGCATATCAAATCGATAACGTACCGGAGAAGCCAGCTCAGGTTTACTCTAATGAAGGCCCGAGCAAGACTACTATAGTAACTGGTATTTGGGATTTAAAGAGGGATACCTTAGCGGAGAGTTTTAATAGACCGTTCTCTCATTATACAGATAAATTAATAGAACTTTTAAAAACAGATACTCCGATGATTGTTTATATAGACCCGGAGTATGAAGAATTAGTGTGGGAACATCGTTCTCCAGAAAACACTCAGGTTATAGTAAAACCTGCAGAAGAATTTAAAACTTGGTTCGAATTTTTCGATCAAGTTCAAAAGATTCGCTCTAACCCGGAATGGTATAACAAAGCATCCTGGCTCCCCGAAAGTACTCAAGCTGGGTTAGAGCTTTATAATCCTATGGTAATGTCTAAGATGTTTATGCTAAATGATGCAAGAATATCTAACCCTTTTGATACAGATTATTTTTTATGGGTTGATGGCGCCATAACTAATACAATACATCAAGGGTATTTTACCCACGATAAAGTAATAAACAAAATTCATCATTACTTGCAAAAGTTTTTGTTTATATGTTTCCCTTATGAGAATCATGAAATTCACGGATTTGATCATGATAGATTAAGAGAGTATTGTAATGTCGATAAAACAACATTTGTTGCAAGAGCTGGTATATTTGGTGGACACAAAGACTATATTAGCGATGTTAATAGTTTGTATTACGACTACTTAAAAGCTACTTTGGATGAAGAACAAATGGGGACAGAAGAATCAATATTCACCATTTTATCGTATAAGCACGACGATATAATTGATCGTGTAATGATAAGAGATGATGGGTTAATTGAATGCTTTTTTGAGAATCTAAAAAACGATACTGTAGATTTAATCACTACTAAGAAAATAAGATCTATAGACGAACTTAAAACATACCTTTATGTTATTACCTATAATTCTCCTTCACAGTTTGAAAAGCTTTGCGAGAATTGGGCAGAAAGAGAAAAGTTTTTATATAATACTAAAAAGGTTGTATTGAACAATTCTACTGACGAATCCACTCAAGCAGAATATGATAGGGTATGTGAAACTTGGGACTTTACTCAAATTAAAAAAGACAATATTGGTATTTGCGGAGGTCGTCAATGGGTAGCAGAACATTTTGAACAAACAGATGGTGACTATTATATCTTTTTAGAAGACGATATGTACATTCATACTGATTGGAAAGGCACTTGTCCAAATGGATTTGCTACTTATATTAAAGACTTATATGATAAAACACATACCATTATGGAAAGAGAAGGTTACGATTTTCTTAAGTTTTGCTTTACTGAATTCTTTGGTGATAACAGGGTTCAATGGGCTTGGTATAATGTACCTCAAGAATTAAGAGAACGGCATTGGCCTGAAAAGAAATTTTTACCAGCAAATGGATTAGATCCTAATGCACCTTTAACAAATTTTAAATCAATTAAAAATGAAAAGGGGTTAGCGTATGCAGATGGAGAGATCTTTTATTGTAATTGGCCACAAATTGTATCACGAGAAGGAAACAAAAAAATGTTTCTTGATGAAACATGGGCAGCCCCCTTCGAACAAACTTGGATGTCATATATTTTTCAAGAAACCGTTAAAGGCAACATAAATCCTGCAATTTTGCTGGCAACGCCTTGTTTCCACGAAAGGTTCGATTACTACGAAGCATCTGAAAGAAGAGAAAACTAAAAAATGTTTCCTTATTAAATATTTCTAATGGATGTTAAGGTACTTACCAGCAATAACTTAGTCAGTTTAAGTGCTAATTATGATCTAGACCAGCAAGTTAACTTTTTAAAAAGCTCGAAATCAAGTTATCATGGAATAGATCTAACACTAGATACATGCTTATCTGCAACTAAAGATACCTCGACTAACAAATATTCAAACTTTTACTTATCTAACAGCAACAAATACAGGAACATTCTTACTTTAGATAAACTGGAAGTACCAGAAGATTATAAATTCGTAACGTTTATAATGGTATCAGAAACTCCTGCTACATATTTAGCAGTTGGTAGCGATTTGTGTTCAACTTGCAAAAATTCAGCAAATGTTACATTTACTGATTCTTTATCTGATAATTCTTACTTTTTAGTAGAATTTAATTTTGATAATGAAACGTGCTATATATCGAATTCATATAATGTAAAGAGATATTTGGGATTTGATTATGTAAGTAGTAAATTTGTTTTTCTATCAAGTAAAAATGAAAATATAAGTGAATTTAGTTACGTTTATGATAAAGAAAATCAACAAATTGTTTTCTATAAAAAGCTTTATGACAAAGTAAACTATTTGTATTATGATCAAGCCAATGATTTACTTTCTTTTAGGAATGCATTATCAACAATATCAATTACTCCTTTCAGATATAAAAACGTATTCAGACTAAGAAAAGACTACTATACGTTACAAAATACCCTTTCTAGTTCAAATTATGTTTACAAACAATCTTTAGACAAAACACAACTTCAAGTCGATACACTAAAAAGTACTGCGGATTACAATTCTAACTTCTTATTCAATAATGAATTCTATTCTATTAAACCATATAAAGAAGCAAATTTAAATCTTAATCTGATTAATCTTAAAAATGAAAAGACCGTAAACAATGAACAGTCTGAAGGTGGTGTTTTTATTAATGAACCAGCTTTTAAACATAGATATTATGATTCTCTTTTTACCGGGGTAAATCAAGAAAAGGGTAATTATAATATCGGGCTAGGTTATGCTGGTTACACAATTTCAAAAATCCTATATAAGGATAGTTTAAACTATTTCCATATACCTTTTAATATATACCCTTACCAACAATTAAACGTTAATGATTCTTCCTTGGTGATATCAGGAGCAATACCTAGTGATACCCCTTACTATTCAGATAAAATTTTTAAAACATTAAATGACTACTTATCTAGTTCTCCGTTTGGTAATGTATCTGACACGCAGACAGGAGCTTATTTGTGTACGTGGTTGTCAGGTGGTGATGATCCTAATATGCCAGGGTTATGGGTTGATAGATATTATAATCCTGCTAACGTGTCTTATTATGATGCTTTAACAGAAAGTTCAACAGATTTATTCCCAAATACTAATTTTGACCAAATTAGTTCTAATGTAGGGTTTGATAATCAAGACTATGATATGTATGATACAATAAGCAACTTAACTTTTGAAGAGGGGGCTTTATACGCATATCATCATATTGGAAACGAAAATAGCGAGTCTTTTGTCAACGGGTTATCAAGTAATATTATATTTGACAATTTTGAAAGATATTTTGATAAATTTTATATTAAACAAGATTTTATAAATGAAATATCTTTTGATGGTAATTATTTTGCTAAAGCAATGGATAAGAGTTTAGACGATGTATCAACTTTTGATAATTTTTCTGTTACGTTTGAAATGTTTAATGATGATTGGTCTAAGCCTTTTGGATCTCAAATAGTTGGTAATTATACAAATAGAGGGTATGGTATATTTAACTACAGAAGAATTACTCCTCATACCGTAACATTTGACTTAAAAGACATATACATTTATAATTCTTTTGGAACGTTATTAAGAACCTTAAAACATGATAACATTATTATAAATGTTCAAAAATTAGAACCTAATGGTGAATTTTTAGTATTTGATTCTACTGCTCATGTTAGCAAATATAATTATATTGGTACAAAATTAGAGAAAAAATATATTAGTGAAATTAATAATTTTAAAATCGTTAATTTTTATTCTTATGGTAAATATGTTTTCATTTTAAACGGTACTGATTGGTATAGATTAGATTCTACTAGTTTAGAACTTAAACATAGTTCTGACTTAAGTTATACGGTTAAAAAACTAGGCGACGTTTACAATAGTATTGCTGTTCAAGAAAATACGGTTTGTTTGTTGTCTGGTTTTAATCCTAAATTTGTAAACAACGATGTATATTTTTATGCAGAAAAGATTTTAAAATATTTTAATATTACGGATAATACCCTTAATGATAAAATTGAGGTAGAGGTTCTAAATGACTATACGTTTGATAATAATGGAATATTTTATGCGATCTTTGATCAAGATAGATTTGCAGTTATTGATCAATATGATATAAACATAACAGATACATTTTCCGAGCTATCTGCAAACAAAGGTGATTTATCAGTACCTCTTTCTAATATAACAAAAAATCAGGGTACTTGGGGTAAAAATTTAGATCTTATAAGTGAATGGTATAATGGTGAATTGGTAGACGATTATCTAACCATTTTTAGTTTAAGTTGTAATTCAAGTTCACCATCAACTGATGTTTGCCTTCCTTTTATAACTAGAACAAAAACAAATTTTGCAGAGATAAGTAGTTCTACAATTAACGTTATTAAAAAAGACCCGACTTCTTTTAGCTTACTTAGAAATATAAACAACTATAATTACGTTTTAAACAATTATAATGCAGGTAATACACTAGATGTTAAATTAAGATTACCTAACATATATAATGTGCAGACATATGAAGAAGCAACTTTAAGTTATCCTCTTTCTAATATTAGTCCCGGTTATCATAATTTTACAACTTCATTAGATACAACAAAAGGATTATTTAACTTTTATGTAGACGGGTTAATTGTTGATACATACGCTTTTCAAAATTCCAAATATAGTTATGGTACCATTTTTGATAATATATTTTATATTGGAACAGAAGCAAGTTATGGTAATAATAAACTTAACGAAAATTTACAAGATGTAAATTATTATAATTACGGTAATTTTAAGATAAAAGATTTTTACATATATAATACGCCGCTTTATTTGTATGATGTAGCTAATATAATAAGATCAAGAAATAAGATCGAGGATTTATATTTTGAACTACCTACAGGTAAAAGAAATTATATTGAACATATAGAAAGAACATTTAAGTTTAAGCTACCAGGAAGAAAGAGCAATTTATTCAACGTAAAATTACTTGATACAGGAATTACAGAAGAAAGCTTACAAGCAGATATATCAAATAATATAATAGAACAAATAAAAGACGTGATTCCTGCTAACACCAAGTTAAATAAAGTTGATTGGGAAATAGAATGATAAACATTTCAACAGAATTTACCGATTACGGATACACGTTCAACAGAAGTTTAAGTTCTGTAATAGAATTACCCTATACAAAAGATGAAGTGTTATTGGGGGTTAATGAATTAGTAAATGGATATAACTTTAATTCAAGCATTAACAAGCTTCAATCAAACTTAATGTATCTATATTCTGTATCTAAAATTGCTCAACCCTCTCTTCCAAAATTATATGAAGGTTTTATTGGTAAAGCTACATATGCTACTCAAAAAACAGAAATAATATTAAAAAATTTAACCCCCTACTCTTTAGCTGTTACAGCACACGCTAATGAAAATTTGGATCAAATGCCATATTTTTATGTAGAAGACGAAAATAATAAAACTTATACGGTAGCGTATGATTATTATGGTATTAACCCTTCAGCAGAAACTCGTAGAGGGGATCTAATAACAATAGATTTAACAAAAGGAGAATATGGTGGTGATTTTCTAGCAGTATATGCAACACAACAAGCATTAAGTGCATATTTTCAAGTTAATTCATATCGATGGAACGATGTTTATGGTGGTCTTAACGCTTGGCCGGCATTTGAATTGTCTACATTTGCCCCCGGTGGTCTATTTTTTGGTGGTCAATCTTTTAACACGTTTGGAAGTTTGTTGGCCACAAACCCGGATGCAGTAAAATACCAACAAGGTTCAGAAAACACAAATTTATTTAAATTATGGCCTAATGGTGATACAAGAAATATTCAATATGTTAGTGGAGACCCCGTAGAGTCAAAATATTTTAATTATCTTACTTCTTTATCTGTTGAAGAGGGTACACTATCAGGGTACAAATCTTTTTTCTGTGTTAGTAATAAACATATATCAGCTTTAAGCGCTAATACATCCTCTTCGTTATCCGCAGATTATACATTTGTTAATATAACGTCTAGTGTTGGGGTAAATAATGAGTTAGCTTTTGTTGGATTAAACGGATCAGCATCATCTAACAGCTCTCTATATGTTTCTGATTCTGCCACAAATGGTGTATATAGAATTAACGTAAATGGGTTTGTAAAAGAAGATAATATAAGAAGTTTTCCAACTCCAAATTTTTATGAAACAGAAATTATTGGAGGGTTAGGTGGAGTTAGAGATAATTATTCTTTTAATAATCCTAAAATATTACAATTTTATAAAGATGAACTATATGTTTATGATCAAGGAAATTATTGTATTAAAGTATATGACAAAGATTTAGGGTTTGTAAGGAACATTAGAAAATCTGCATTTACAAAAAACAACCCTCCTGCTACCGTAAAACTTATAGATGACAAATTTTATTGGTTAACTACTAGTGGTGTATTTCATATTTTAGATAATAAACTAAATCCTATATCACAAAAGCAGCTTTATAATTTTGAAAATTCAGAAGTTTTTATTGATTTTGTTGTTAACGAATCTGATAATACCATGTTTGTTGGAACAAAACAAAATATATACAAATACTTTTTCAATAATATTAATTATATTGGCAGGTTTGATTTATCAAAATCTAACATAAGAAACATTAATATTAATTTTATGACTCTACTAGATGTAGAGGGTGTAAGTAAACTTTTTGTTTATGTAAGGAAAAATGAATATGGTGCAATTTTAGTATTTTCTGAAGCTAATGGTTACGAAAATTTACTTTCTAACTATAATTTTGATGTTTATGGTGTCGACGAAATTAAAGTAGAAAAAAATGAATTTGTTTCAAACTTTTCTTATAATAAAAGTATAATAAAACTTTTAGGTAACAATTTGCAATTAAAGAATTTTATTACTAATGTTGTTACTGTATCTCTTTTAAGAGACGGGGGTATAAATTACGACGGTGTATCATATTTTACAGAAGATGATTTAACGGTTTTAGATTACGAACCTACTTTAGATAACTATATTGGGACCAATGAAATATTTTCTAGATCAGTAGCAAATAGGGTATTAGAAAAAATATACGATTACCAACTACTTCTAGTTTCTCTTTTTAAAAATAAAGTAACACCACCACCTTCGCAAGTTAATATTTTATCACCTACATTAGACGCTTTAATGCTTGAAGATTTTCCTGGTAATGCTAATGGTTATTATAGACTCGAAACCGGTACTGCTATACAAGCGTCCTTGGAAGAGAACCCGGACCTTTCGGCGGTCTTTCATGGGCATGATGTTACTGGTGGTGATGTAAATCCATTAGAAAATTTAGTTGATAATAGAGATATTATTTTATTAGAAAATAGTGTCTTAAAACAAGTACCAATAGAAGATCCTGGTCTTAATGATTGTGCTGAACCACCGACAATAGAAGAAATAGTAGAATGCGATTGTTTTGTTACACCTTTTACTACTGATTGTATGTATAGTGAAGAAACATGTCTTCCTCCTTATGATTTGATTGACTTGGATGGGATGTATACAGAAACAATAGTAACAGAAACAAATCTTTGTCAACCAGGGTGGTTTGAACCTAGATACGAGACAGAAGGCGATACAGAAGGCGAAAGAAGCGGTAGTGCTGCAACTCAATATATTATAGGGTGGAATAGAATATCTGAAACTCAATTAGCTTCAACTCGTTTTAATCACGACAGCGTTAGAGAAGTAACAATTAACGATAGAAAATATAAGATAAATTTAGAAACCGTTAGTGGTGGTGTATCAACTAATTACATAAGAAATCCTGATGACCCAATGTTCGATGAAACTCTTATAGATCTTAACATAACACCTTATGGTTGGGGTCGGTTTCAAACTTATGTAGAAGGTGATACTAACGGGCCAGATTTAGGGTCAATGTCTATGGGTACAACTTGGGTTAAAGAAGCAATATATTTTAATCAAGAACAAGTAGAACTAGCTGGAAAGTGTCAAGAAGATAATTCAGACGGAAACGACTTCGAGGTATCGGTGCAAACCCCCGAAGGGCGCCAGGCAGCCCTAGGTGTGAGCGGGTTTACTTGGACCAACCCCAATAAAGAAGAAAATACCGTCCAACGTAACACTAGAGATATAATTCATAAATTAGATACTAGTAAACAATTTGGCGTACTGGCATATCTTTCTCTTAATGAAGATGCAGTAAATTATTTTGGTAATGTAACGTCTATTGGTCGTAAATCTTTTGATACTCTTAATTTAAATAATCAGCACCGGGTTGATGATACCGTATTTATGATGTGGAAAGTACCTGTTCCTGAGAGATTTATAGGGTCATGGGATTACGTTGGTATAGATGTCACCCACTTTTACTACAATGTAAATCATAATTGTATTTCTGCAGCGCAAAAAGACTTTTTTGTGTATTTTGACTTTTTTACCAAACCTGGACCAAATAATATCACCCCACCACAACTAACTAAAGAACAACTATTAGATCAATTCATGAATCCTGAGTTAACAGTAAACAATACTTATGAATTAATTTTTTCCAACCTTAATCCAAGTAATGAGACCATAGAGGTATCGAGTAATAAAAAACAAATTAAACTATATGATAGCGGTAGCGATTCTTTAGATACGACGTTTACAATTAATTCTGGGGATGCGACTTTTTCTGCAGATGGAAACTTTATTACAGGAAACAGCTCAGTAACCATAGAGTTGGAGTGGGATGATAGCCCGTCAACTAGCGGTAAAGCGGTTGATTCTATCACTATAAATGGAGTAACATGGACTCAATCACAAGCAAAAACTGGTAAGGAAGAAAAAGATGTTGTGCTGCAAGCTGGTTATTCTGTTGAAGGTAACGTTTACGATGTAAACGGTTGTATACTTTATACTTTGGTAAAGCCTAACTTAGAAATAACAAAACGAATAGCGGAACCCGAACCGGAACCCAAACCAGGGACCGACACGCCGGTCGTCAACAAAGGGCAATCAGGGGGTATAATTAAACCTGGAGTTATACTTGATCCACAAGATGTTAAAGATTTGCAAGAGCAATTAGAGCATGATCCGGATTTTGATTTATCGGTTATTGGTGTGCAGAATGCAGACGGTGATGGGTTTATAAATCCGTTTACAGGTCAATCAGCATCTCAAGGTAAAGGAGAGAAGAAACCAGAACCATTGAAAATCAAGAAACCCTTCACACCGTAGATAAATAATAATATGGCAGGAAAAAAAATATCAGAACTTAGTACAATATTATCAGATGAAATTGTTGATGGTGATTTAATTACATTGGTAGATTCATCAGAAACTGTCATTACAGAAATAAACAAGAAGATAACAATTGAACAATTTAATACTTTTCTTAGAGACCAATCTTCAGTGTTTCCGATTAGTTTTCAACCTACGTTTATAGAAACAACAGCTTATGGTTTAGAGATTAATGGTGTTAGTAATCAAAGTAGAGAAATATCTAACACGGTTAGTAATAAAACGGTCAATATTGCCGATATTAGCTCTGTTAAATTTGACAAATACGGCCGCGTTTGGGATTTAACAACAGAAGCAAGTTCAAATAATATATTACTTGCAAGCGGTACAGCCGCGGGGTTTTATAAAGGTACTATTTCAAATACAGCAGCACCAGGCCCTTCTTCTTTCGACAATGTAAATACCCCTGTTAATAGAAACGTCGGGGGGTATTTTAATAGTGATACATATTATTATCCTACTGCAAAATATGCAACTTTAGTTAACTACTCTGATGGTACATCTGATGATTATAACTGGTCGCATTTGTTTAATCAATCATATGATACGTACGATTCAACTACAATAGAGTTATATTATTCTTATTCAGATTCTGATACCGATTATCAACCACAACCAGGAAGCGCAACTATTGAAGTGGATTGGAAAAATAGTACAGTTAAAGGTACTGGGTCGTTTCCTTTTTATAGTTCGACTGAGGGTGCAATAAATTTTCCAGTTATATGGACCACAACCCCTATTCCAGCGGGTAGTGTAGTTGTTGAAGCGTTAATACAAGGGTCTACTAATAAGATTTGTATTCCTAAGATATTAATTGATGGTGCAAACAAAAAGATTAGAGGGTTACCTATTTATACTATTATTGACACAGCTAATAATGTAATTACAAATCAATCTATAGCAGTTAACGCTGTAATAACAAGTACATGAGTAAAAAAATATCACAACTAACTCAAGCAGAAAATAGAGAGATAACGCCTGATGATTTGATCTTACAAGCTGGTCTTAGACCTATCGAATACAGTATAGATCAAAGTGCTATTGACACAATTAATGCTGTTCTTGATGATGACACTGTTATGGTTCAGGAGTCAGATTGGGTTATGACAAACAACCACATTACTGTTAATCAGTTTTGCAAATATTTTAGATGTAGAAATACATACCAACTAACAGACAATTACTTTAACCCTGGTAATATAAAATCTTCAGTTTTTGAAAGTACCGTGGATTTTCCGAATGTTACTTCCTTAACATTTAATGAATATGGAATGGTAACAGATTTAGAAAAAACTACAGGCAATGAAAAAGTTGTTGATACGATAGCAGGATCTTTTCTTTCAACCCCTCCCAGTGTAGAGTGGCAAGGTTATATAGATAAAACAGTTGAATCTGTACAAGCGGCCACCGTTATTGGTGGTACAATTGGTTCATGGACTAGTTTTTTTGATAAATCTTATTCATCTTATAAAAAGACCGTTATAACATATACCCAAGGAAGGAACGACCCCACGGGTAATAATGCTTTTGATGTTTGTCAGCATAAGATTATAATTTTTTGGGATTATGGGGGCACCAAATCTGTTAAAGCATGCGCGATAGGTCAATACCCTTCACCGGTAGGCCCAACTAAATCTGATACCATCCCACCTTTACAGTACAACACCAAAACATATATAATAGGCGATCTTTGGTTTCCGGTTTCCGGTACATACCAAAAAGAATCTGTAGGCAATTCAATCGATCCTGAAACGTCTGAATTTAAAGTTCAGTTAGAGATCGATATAGAAAATTCTAAAATCAACAGAATACCTTTACCTTCATATGATGGCGAGCTAGAAACAACTTCTATTTCAATGACAGTTGAGTCTTTTGTATAAATAATATTAAATGGATTGTTCAACAGTACTACCTGTAAGTTCTTTTTATTCAACTAATCTTAATAGCAAGATATGTAGTTATGATAGATTAGCTCAAAGAATATCTAGAACTTTAGGTGCCCCGTTAATTAACATTGAAGTTCATCAAGATAACTTGTATGAAAATATAGGTATAGCTGTTGAAATGTTTACTAAGTTCGCTGGTTATACGAGAGAATATTTAGTGTTTGATTCTGCTCTTTATGAAAGAGGCCCCGGTATAAGATTAGATGTTTTATTTAGTGCTAAAAGGACAGAAGGGTTATTAGATAATGATACATTATTAAATGATAATTTTTCTTATCTTTACCCTGATAAATGTGGAACTAGTTTTGCTCCTTTATATGGTATAGGTAAAATGGTTATAGGTGAAACAGCAAACCCATATATTTTTGAAGTAGGTGAAAATCTTAAACCCGAACAATTATATCTAAATGAATCATTTGATTATCTTTTAGATGATTATAGAAAGGTTATAGATATTAGAGGGTTTGAAGTTGGTTCTTCTGACGGGGTAAATACTCTTTTTACTATAGAACAAACATTAGCACAACAAACTTATTTTAGTTATTCCATGGGTAATTATGGTTTTGATTTAGTTAGTTGGTATGTGTTAAAGAATTGGTTAGATACAAGGGAGCATGTTTTAGCGTTGCGTAAAAGTGTTAATTTTAATCAACGGACACAATATATGCAAATGTACCCAGAACCAGGAACTGAAAGATTCTGGGGTATATTAGAGTGTTATGTTGAACAACCAATTCAATGGGTAATAAAAGAACCTTGGGTGTATCAATATGCATTAGCTTTAACTAAAATTAACTTAGGAAGAGTTAGAGGTAAGTATAGTAACATACAATTATTTGGTGGTGGTGTATTGAATTATGATATGTTGCAAGAAGGAAGAGAAGAAAAAGAAAAATTAGAACAAGAATTATACACAGGTGCTTCTCCAGGATTGAGCGATGCAGAACCTCCATTGTTTTTGATTGGCTAATTTCTAAATAGCTGTGTGCCACAGTTCTTGTGTTTTCGTAATAGTACATTTTTGTGTGTAGGTTCCCCTTGTGGTGGTTCTCATTTCATAAACCATGTAATGAATGAAATGGGTAATAAATGTGACATAGAACAAATTCATCCAGGACAAAGTTTAGTTATGTGGGCATTCGCCCCGGGGTATGATGCATCATTACCAGATAATGTCAAAAATCCCCCTGAAGAATTATATGATAAAAATTATAAGTGGGCAAGACATACATACGACTACGTTATTCACTATACTAGACACCCATTTAAATCTATCCCTTGCTTAAAAGAAGAAATGACCGCAGTTAAAAAGGGATTAGAAGAAGCATATTTTAATATTATGCGTCGTGGGGTGTTTAAAGCACTAAAAGAAGCCAATTGGGATATTATGAACCCTCCATGGCAAGAAAAACCGTTAAATCAAATAGAATTCGTTTTAGATTTTTGGGTAAAATGGCATCAGTTAATCCTTGAGAAAAAACCAGATATAACAATACAAGTTGAGAAGTTTCAAAATGAAATTTACGATTTTTTGAAAGATAAAACCCAATGTAAAAATACAGCAAAATTAGATACTTCTGTTCAACACAATACAGGATCTAGAAGAAAATCAATGGGTAGGCCTTCTGAAGATGAAGAGATGCAAATTTTTGTAAAAGAAATGTTACCAAAAGTTAATAAACCTTTATTACAAGAAGTAGTTAAGTTGGGACAGAAGTTTGGATATGAGTTTCCCGAACAGGTTGTATTAAAGTGTAAGTAATTTAAATAAAATTATGCCTAAAGGTAAATTTAGACAAGGGGTATTTACTCCAAGAAATAGGGACAAATATAGAGGCAAAACTTTGCCAATATACCGTTCAGGTTGGGAGCTAAAATTTTTTAGGTGGTGTGATTTGAATGAAAACGTAACAGCTTGGGACAGTGAGTGTGTTATAATACCTTATTTGAATCCGTTAACAAAGAAGGTACAAAGATATTTTGTAGATGGGTTGGTAACTATAAATGAAACAAATGGACCAAAAACTTATTTGATAGAAATTAAACCATCTAAACAAACGCAACCTCCAAAATCAAAAAAGTATCAAAAGAAAGCAACAACAATTTATGAACAAAAAACGTATGTTCAAAATAGAGCTAAATGGGATGCAGCTGAAAAATGGGCAAAGAAGAAGGGTGTAGAATTTAAAATTTTAACAGAAAAAGAGTTAGGTATATAATGTTATTAGACTACGATAATTTAGTAAAAAAATATAAAATGAATGTTACTGGTGTCATCCACATAGGTGGTCACCATGGAAGCGAATACGACATATATAATCAATATGATTCAATTCAGCATATGCTGTTTTTTGAACCAGATGAAGATAGTTATAAAGTTTTAGTAAACAAAGTGGGTGGTGATGATAGAGCTATTTGTATAAACAAAGCACTAGGCCCATTTAAAGGAAAAACATCTTTTTTTAGAAGTAAAGATAATTCAGGGCAAAGTAATTCATTAATGAAACCGGATCTTCACGCCAGGCAGTACCCCCATATTGTTTTTACAGAAGAAATAGAAATAAAAATAGACCCATTAGATAGATATGAACCTTCTAAAAAATTTAATTTAATTAATATTGATGTACAGGGATTCGAGCTTAATGTTTTTATTGGAGCAAAGAAAACTCTTAACAATATTGACTATATAATCGCTGAAGTAAACAGAGATGAATTATATGAAAACTGTGCTAGAGTTGAAGAAGTAGATGCATATCTTGGGTTATATGGGTTTGAAAGAAAAGAAACTTCATGGGCCGGTATGTCGTGGGGTGATGCATTTTACGTTAAAAAATCTTAAAAAGTATAAATAATATCAGACATGTCTTATAAACTATTAGTAGAAACACCTGCTTCAAAAGATGAATTCGAATACGTTCTAGAAGAGTCTAGTAAAGACGGAAAGAAAAGTCTTTTTATTAAAGGCCCATATATGATGGCTGAAGAGGTTAATCGTAACAAACGTTATTACCCGACAGATGAATTAAAAAGAGAAATCGCGCGTTATAAATCAGATATGATTAACGAAAACAGAAGTATGGGGGAACTGAATCACCCAACTACTGCTGAAGTTGACTTGGAGCGCGCTTGTCATATAGTAACCGACATATGGCAAGAAGGAAACATGTTTTATGGCAAGTCTAAAGTACTATCAACACCTTGTGGACAAATTGTAAAAAGTTTAATTAACGACGGTGTAAAAGTTGGTATGAGTTCTAGAGCATTAGGACAATTAACACCGATAAAAGAAAAAACGGGTGTTAGTAAAGTTACCGATATGAAGTTAGTAGCGGTGGATTGTGTATCCGATCCGTCTTGTCCTAAAGCTTTTGTAAATGGTATATTAGAAAGCAAACAATTCATTATGAATAAAGATGGGAAGTTTGAAGAAGCTTATAGTACATTTGAGAAAAGTATAGAAATCCTGCCTACAAAAGAGTTAGATGCTTATTTAGGTGAACAGGTTATCACCTTTTTAGATAAAATTGGCTCTAAAGCATAAATAATAAATATATGTCACAACGTAAAGCAATTGGTAAATTTTTAAAAAATGTCTCAATAGGAGAGTATAAAAATGCACATGGGAATTTACGGACAGTTGTTGAAGATAAAATCAGGCAGAAGATTAAAAAAGCTGCTAAACAACGAATTTTTTAATTTAAAATGGACAAAATAACTGATATACTCCAAGAAAAAGCCGATGATATTCTTACAGAGGATACATTAACGCGTATTGAACATGCATTTAATAAGAAGGTTGCACTTCACGTTGAATCAGCATTAGTAAAACAGGACGACGAATACAGTGCTAAGCTCGAGCATTTGCTCGAAGCCATTGACGTTGACCATACAAGCAAGCTGGATAAGGTTATTAGCGCCATTGATAAGAATCACGGAGATAAGTTAATCTCGGTGGTTGAGAAGTATAGCAGAGCCATTAATGAGGAAGCACATACTTTCAAGAATGACTTGGTAGGAAGAGTTAGTAAATACCTTGATTTATATCTTGAGAAATTAATACCGCAGCGTAATATTAACGAAGCGGTAAAGAATAGAAAGTCTAATAAAGTCTTACATGAGATGAGAAGAGTATTAGCGGTTGATGCAGCCTTGCAGAAGGATAGCATAAAGTCCGCAATCTTAGATGGTAAGACAAGAATTGACAATTCTGTTGAAAAATTAAGCGAATCTACAGCAATTGTAGAACGTTTACAAAGAGAAAATGCAATCTTAAAGAGTAGATTAACTTTAGAAGAAGCGACAGCTGATCTACCAGAAGATAAAGCAGCATTTTGTAAGAAGGTTTTAACTGGTAAATCACAAAGATTTATTAATGAAAACTTCGATTATACGTTGAAGATGTTTGATAAAAATCACGAAGAGCATCTTGAAGTTTTGCATGAGCAAGCCAAAACACAGAACACTGTAACTAAAGACGTAGATCGTCCAGTTATCGAAGAGAGCGTTCAATCTCCTAAGGAAGACTATAATGGTCACGCACCATTAAGGACTTATATGGGCGAGCTTGGCAAATATTAAAACGTATAAATTTTTAAAAATAAGAATTTCTAGTACATATTGTACTAAAAACCCACATAGATATAAATTATTATGAAATCTATCAAACCCACACAGGCTTATATCGATCAAGATAGAGCCAAGGCATTGTTAGAGAAGTGGACTCCAGTATTGGATTACTCTTCTGATAACGTGTCGGCTATCGAAGACGACCACACTCGTCTTAATACGGCAATGCTCCTGGAGAACCAGGAAGCATGGTGTTTGAATGAGGCGAATAACGTATCGGGCGGTACAGGTTCTGTTTTATCTAACGGCGGTGTTAACATCGGCGCGAATGGTAATCAGATCCCTAACTCCTATACACAGGGTGATACTTATGCAACTGGTGACTACCGCTTGCCTAAGATTCTCATCCCGATGATTCGTCGTACATTCCCAGAGTTGATCACTAACGAGATCGTTGGTGTTCAGCCAATGAGCGGACCTGTAGGCTTAGCATTTGCTTTGCGTTACAAGTATGATACCGATGCCTTAGGTAACGGTGTTGACGGTATTCCGACGTCTACTGCAGTTCAGAACGCAACTACCGGTTCTGGTATTCCTAAGGGTGACGCCACTGGCGGTATCCAAAACAAGGAACTCGGTTATCAGATGTTAGATACCCGTTTCACCGGTACATCTTCTGGTAAGTTGTCTGGTTTAGGCGGTGTTGCAACCGACTTCCCAGGTGCTGATCAGGATGCTGGTGTTGCAAGATTGCTTGCTAACTTCGAGTTAACAGGTAAGATTCCTCAGGTGCTCGTTAGTTTCGAGAAAACAGCTGTTGAAGCTGGTACTCGTAGATTAGCAGCTCGTTGGTCTGTTGAATTAGAGCAGGATCTTAAGAACATGAATGGTATTGATATCGATACTGAGCTCACAAACGCTATGTCGTATGAGTTACAGGCTGAGATCGACCGTGAAATGTTAATGAGAATGATCCAGGTCGCTCTTGACAACGGAACTGGTAATGGTTATTCAATCTGGGCTCCTCAGTCAGCGGATGGTCGCTGGTTAGTAGAGCGTAACAGAGACTTCTACCAGAGACTCATTATTCAGGCGAACAGAATCGCGATTAGAAACCGCCGTGGTGCAGCTAACTTTATTGTTGCAACACCTCGTGCAGCTGCTATTCTCGAGATGTTACCTGAGTTCCAATGGGTACCGGTGCAGGGTAATGTTAATACACAGCCAGTCGGTGTTGCTAAAGTTGGTAACCTCGGTGGTCGTTTTAACGTTTACCGTGATACCAGAACGGAAGCTCAGTTCGAGCAGAACGCTGGTTATATTTCACAGCCTGATCAAGGCACGTATACACCTTACACAACCGTTACGAACCAGGTTCGTGCGACTCGTGTTGAGTATACATTGCTTGGATATAAAGGTCCTGAGTTTTATGACACAGGTATCATCTACTGTCCATACATTCCTGTTATGGTTCAGAGAACAATTGGTCCTAACGACTTCTCGCCACGTGTTGGCTTGTTAACCCGTTATGGTGTTGTTGACAACATCTTCGGTGCTAACTTGTATTATCACGTTGTGATCTTGAAGAACTTGGGCGATGCGTTCACGCCAGGCTCACAAGCCGTTTATTTCTAAGAGAAATAACAACAATTGCAAAGCCCTCTTCGGAGGGCTTTTTTTTTGTTTACGAAAAAATTAACATAGATGAATAAATAATTACATGGCTTTTGACACGAACGAAATTATTCCTTTTTCTCATAGTTGCTACGGTGCAGGTGAAGGTACAACGGTTGACAAAATCGTACCGCCCCCATCTCCTTTTAGCCCATTAAGCGGCTTTCCTCTCTCTAAAGGATCACCAGCAAACTTTTATAATCTTAACTATTCTCTTTCAGGACAGAATGAAGATATAGTTGTTAGAAGATTAGGTGATCAGGGTTCAAATAACCCTCATGGTGGTAACGCAGAAATCGTTGGTATACTTTATAATAGAGACAGTTCGACCGCTTTACATACTATGTCAGCAGTTCATTTAGAGCCAGCATATAACGGTACAAGTTCAACTATTACATGCAAGCTACCATCAGTTAGATCAGCAAACACAGTTATTGCTACTATTGATTCTAATAATTTGACAGTTTATTATCACTTAAGTTCTGCAGGAGCCGGAACATCGACGTTACATCCTGTATCGTCTGGATATAAAGGCACCGGTCCTAACTTAAGAAGAAAGAAGATGTTAGGTTACGTTTAATTCGTGTTGTTTGAGTGAAATTAGCCCGCTGTTAAAGGCGGGCTTTTTTTTGTACATAGTCTTTTAATTCCTCCGTAAACATTGAATTCACGTTAGCATTATGTGGCCTAATGTTGCCTTTTGCGTTCATTCTTTTAAATGTTTGATATAACCCGGGCGCGTTAATTTTCTTTTCTAACAAAGAAATATCTTGTTGCAGATTTTCATACTTTATCATATAATCTATTACGTTAACACCCTTTATATGGGTAATAAAATTATTTTCAGATAAAATTTCATCAGAACAACTATAAACATAATCTCTAAAAGATATTACTCCTTCAGGTAATTTAAGCGGTTGTCCATCAATTGATAACATTTTACCTCTAGGAAGAGGTCGTAACAGAGATTGATTATAAGAAAGATCATAAAAATATCGTGATATAATAACATCACAAGGATCTCTAGAAATTGAAACTTTTAAGTAATTATCCCATATATCAGATGGTATTAAATTTTTAATAGATAAAGCATCCATATGATTATAATACGGTTCTGAAACAAGGAAGTTTAAATTAGGTACATTCCATTGTGATTTTTCATAATTTTGAGCACATACATACCCCATATCTTTTCGAATTTGTTCGTCATCGTCAGATATGGGGGTTATAATATCGCTTTCACCGCAATATTTGGATAAAGCAATTTCAAAAGAAGTTCCAGCGACTTTTTTTGTTTTTATAAATATTACTTTTAATTTATGAGATACAATCACCCTACTGTCTAGGTTGTTTTGTAAACATTACACCGACATCAGCTAGCTGATTATTATATAGATATTCATGTGAGACTCTATGTGGATTGATGTCCCAACCGCCTCGTCTAACATATAAACAAGTTACTGTCAATTCATCGGGAGAACAAAGATCCCAAAGTCTCTTATATATGCATTCACATATCTCTTCATGAAAATGACATTCATCTCTAAACGATACAATATACTTCAACAAGCTGTCAATAGTAGGTATCTTTTTGCCTTTAATACTAATAAAAACATCACCCCAATCAGGTTGAGATGTTACTCTGCAATTAGATTTTAATATATTAGACTTAAATTTCCTTAATTCACTATCCTCGTCTATCGTTTCTTCAAATTCTAAAAGATCTGGACTTTCGTTATATGTATCAAACTCTATATCTTCACTTGCAGATAATTCTAAATGAGTATACTCTTTTGAGTTGATAGTCAATTCATGAGCTGTTTCATCTGGAAAAAACAATTGAACACTAATACCGGTTTCTAACAATTCACCCAAGTCTTCGATAGCTCTCTTTGCAATGTTATTCATTACTTCATCATCATTATCACCCATTTTTGTCATATTGAAACTATTCCAATATAATTTCATTGATTTAGATTCAACAATGTATTTGCTATTACAAGGATAGATGACTTTAGCAATTGCTGCAACTGGTTTGCCTTTGTTTGTTAATGCAGATACTTCATAACCATTCCAAACATCACAACCATGAAACGGTAATGAATCTTCACTGATTTCGAGATATTCTCGATTACTTGATCTTGGTTCTCTTACTAATAAACTTTTATCATATTCACCAGTATATGAACTTGTTTGACCTAAATGAGTATCAATATTTGAATTATCTAATTCTTGTAACGCCATAATATTATTATAATCTTTTCAGCTGCTTTTCAACTACTTTTTTTCTTTCTTTAACTGACCCGGTAAGTCTTGTTATAACATTTTTACCGTGGTGTATATGTAATATATTCTCTAAAACTCTTATTTCATTATCATATAATGATCCGATCATTTCTTCATCCTTTTTATTTGCTTTCCTATCTTTATCTTTTTTATATTCAAAATCCGGAACACAATAGAATATATGATCATATCTAGTTATATTCTCTAAAAATATTCCTTCAGCAAACGCTTTAACATATGGAGATACTTGATTAAGTCGACATAACCATTTTGTATATATAAATCCATCTAAAACACATCTATCAAATATACAATTACACCCCAACCCATTTTTAATATTCATATAATGACCAAAAGTTATCATTATTTGAGTATCGTCACTACCCTCGTTATTAATAGGATACCCTTTACTTTTCAATTCTCTTGTATGAGAGTCAATATTTTTTACTTCACCAGTTAAAAATTTATTAAAGTTTAAACTCTTTATTAAAGTAGTTTTACCGGAACATCCCGGCCCTGTAAAAGCTATAAATTTCGGATTTGGTTTATTCTGTTCAGCCATTTTATTTCACCGGGGTGATACATATGATTATATGTACTTCTCTTGATATTAACAGTGTTTTTTTCGAGATCAATTATTGCGTAGTGTTGAGTACATGTATCTATCCAATACATTCTATACCCGACTTGTTGAATCATATTCCAATTAGCTAAAACTGTATGACCACACATTTGATTGAGTGGTTTACCATCAATAGCAGCATAAGGGATATTATTGGACAGATATTTTAACCAAAATTCACCCCAAGGAGAAAACTGTTCGGATCGATCTAAATCATTTTCTATTACATCTTCAATATGTGAATTGAGTTTATTGTCTAATTCATCAGAATTGTAATTTTCCATGTTTATACCAGCATGTGAAAACAACCAATTATCTATTTGATATGTCCATAAAAAGTCTGACCACATATCTTGATCGATTACACTATTTACAGCATCAAATTTATCTTCTGACCAAGTAGATGATCGCCACGATCTATGATTTAATATATAATGTAAATCGTGGTTACCGATTAGAAATTTAAAATTTTCTCTACCATGTATTTCTTTTAAAAATTCTGCTGTTTCTTTAACATCTTCTGGTTTATCATAAAAATGGTCGAAATAGTCTCCGAGCATAACAAACTCGTCTACTTCACTTTCCTCTTTATTAATGATGTCCCAGGCAGGTTGTATTCTATTATGAAGATCCGGAATAACGCATAAACGCATATGAATATTATAATGTTTATACCTAAAATATCAAGCTTGTTTATATGATTTACCAATTAAATAATTTAATGGCCATTCCATTTTTAGGGAATACAAACCCTCTAGCTGGTGTACAAAAAGTTTTTCAGTCTGCTGCAGGTGGGGTGACTAATTTAATTGGTGGCATTACATCTACAGCTACAGGTGCCCTTGGTGGTGCTTTTGATTTTACTAAAGCTTTATCAACAGGTAATTTTGCAGGTTTAGGAAAAGTTGTAACTAATACATCTTCAGGTATTTTTTCGGGTGTATCTAATTCTATTACTAGTACGATATCTGGAATAACAGACCCCTTTAAGCGGGTAGAAGAATTAAGAGGAAATCTTTCTACTACTATTCAAAATACAGCAAAACTTCCAACTGAAACATTAAATTTATTAAACACAGATAAGTTAACTTCTAAAAATTTTATTGATGCCGCAGGTAATGCTATACCAATTGATTTAGCTAGCGTTAAAAGAAGCTCTGCTATAGATATGAACTTACCTCAAATTATTGGTTGTATAGGAGATAAGTTAAAAGATTTGTTAGGTGTTTTTACGGTAAGTTTAGGTATACCTACTTTAGATCAATTTAAAGTACCTCCTTTAACGGGGATTGGTGATAGTATAACCGAAGCTTTCGAAAAAACGTTATCTGATATACAGAATACTATTACAGGGACATTAAACGGTATAGAAGATGCTCTGTCTTTAAAGTTTTTAAATATGAATAATCAACAAGAACTTGGAAGATTAACTCTTTCAAAATTCTTAGGGTGTGAAACTGATATAAATTTAACAAAAAGAGATAAAGTTGATATAAGAAAAAACCCAGGGATAATAGAAACATTAACAGATACAAATGTACAAATATCAAAACAAGCTTTAGGTGATGCTTCAGTAAAAGAAGTAGGGCTTAGAACAGGTAAATTTTCAAAAGAAGGTAATTCATTTGAAGACATTCAACGCGGATTAAAACAAAAATTTAAAAATAGACAAGAACCATATGTAATGGGACCATATGATTTAGATGTTTCGATAACCCCAGATGAAATTATATCAATAGAACGAAAAGTATACGAATCAGAAGAATCCGATACACCAGATTAAAATGAAAGAATATTACGGAAATTATTTAGGTATAGTAATTCAAAACAACGATCCTTTAGGTAGGGGTCGTGTTAAAATTTTTGTACCTCATGTGTCTCCTACAGTATACAAAAATTGGAATGAAATACCAGAAGATAAAAAGTTTAAATTTTTAGGTGCAAATATCGATAGTGATTTAAACAACATATATGAAGACCTAAAAAAGATGCTTCCATGGAGTATATGTGCTTCTCCTATTACAGGTGAAATGAGTTCAGGTAGATTAAATGCTTTTCCAAATTATGCTTCATCATCTGATAGTAGTTTTTCTGGTATAAGCGGGTTTGAATCAGACCCTATTACAAATAAAGATAATAGTTCAGAATCCGGGCAACAGAATATTGATCTTATAGGTGAAAAGGAAGGTAACGTATATGAAAAATACAGATTTAAAGTTAATGATGCTTTTGATAGTTCAGAAAATAATGTAAACAATGTAAACATTAATTCGTTTGATTATACACCTAGTGTTTATTCTAATAAAGTAAAAGGTGCTTTTGCTGTTCCTTCTGTTGGTGCTCACGTATGGGTATTTTTTCATGATGGTGATCCTCTATTTCCTGTTTACTTTGCTGCTAGTTATGGTCAATTTGATTGGGATCAAATGTATGGTGGTAAATCAGGATATGATTACCCTGGTGGTTTTGAAAATACAAGCTTATCTGCATCTAACGAATCTGATATAGATTACTATAAAAACAAATATATTATAAACCAGAAAGGAGGGACCATAGAATTTGTAAATTCTGATTATAGAGAAAGTCTTAAGATTTCTGGTTACAATGGCTCTTTTAAACAATTCGCACTTAAAACAAATGTTGAGTTAGCTACTCATGATGATCAAAAATTAGTTTTACAAGATCAATATGACACAGTAAGAGGGTTTCGTAATATATACACGGAGAGAGACTTAGATTATATTGTAAGAGGCGATTATTATTTTAAAACAGGAAATCTTAAAGAAGAATATTTTAAAGAATGGCATGCTATAGTTGCAACTATAGCAAATATAAAACAATTATTCGAAACAAAAAGAGCTGAAGTATTAGAAGGTGGTCAATTTTTAAAATTAACTTCGACTTTGCAAGAAAGAGACGGTGATTTTGGTCCTTGTCCTGTGTGTAGTACAGGAAAAGAATACTTAGTAACTAACAATAAAGCAGCACGATTTAATCCGATAGGTGCTATGATAAATTTTACTACCGCAATGACCGGGTTGATACCCGATTTATCGATATTACCACCAGGGGTAGGTAAAGGTGCTAAGAAGACAAGCATACCACCAACAAAACGATGCCCTGTATGTGGTGGTTCTGGACTTAGTCCTAGTAGCCAAGACGGCACATGGGTACCTGATCCAAGAAAAACTATAGATGCATATAGAACCGAATATAAAAAACAAATAGTAAAATTAGCTGATATTGAGAAGAAAATGGGTCTTGGTGGTAACTATATTGTGGACGTGACTAAAAATAAAGTCGAAACAATAGGGTTGGTAATGAACGATTTTGGTAATGTTAGAGTTGATAGTGTAGGTAAAATTACAAATAGCTCTATAGCTCTGGACCCTCTTGGCGCTTTTGTTAGTATGAAAGAAAGTCCAATGTTTGAATATGTTCATGTTGATGATATGCCGGGTGGTTCTTATTCTTTAAATGTCGCAAATCGTTTTAATGTTACTGTAGGGTCGGGAGGCATAAGTATGAAATCATATGGTTCTGTAGATATATCAGGAACTATTACTAATGTTGCAGGAGAACAATTAAACCTTTCTTCTGAATTTGAAACAAATATATCAGGTGGAAAAAGATTAAGTCTAGAAGCAGATATCGTAACAATTAAAAATAAACAAGGTGGTCAAGTATTGGTTGATTCTAATTTCGGTGTAAATGGAAATGTAATTATTAAAGGAGGCTTACATGTTGATGGTGAACTGTCAATTAATCATATAACAGCACCAAAAGAAATTCAAGAAACAGAAGGTACCATGGTATATGGCACAACAGACGCGGCCTCAGTTATAGGTAGAGTTACTATTTCACGGGGTTCTTCTTCTGGTATATACCCTGTTATGGGTTCTATGGTTCCAAACTGCATAGCAACCTATCAACACTCTCATAAATTTTCTAATCTGCCTTTAGACTTGAAAGATGATAATAAGTTAGTTAGAATAGATGGAAAAAATAATGAAAACCCATTTACTAATCCTGCTAAGCCACTTGCAAATGTTAAGAAATAGATTTTAAAATATATTCTTGACACTCCAAAAAGCCTTTATCTTTTACATTACTAAGTCCTGGAGAATTATGAATAACATTTATAGGCATTGTAGTTAGTCTTAGACCTGCCTTTTTACAATCAATACAAAATTTCATATCATATTGATGAAAGCCTTTTATATTTTCGTCGAATCTAACATTCTTTTCTTTTAACTTTTTAACATTAACTGCTAAAAAGCACCCATCTAGTACGGCTACCTCTTTTGGGGTTGGTCCAAATGTTGTAGGGTAATTATAACCCCCATGAGGATGAAAAACAATGCCGCTTTGTGTTTCTTTTTTGGTTATTAAATGCCATAAAAACGGTTTTCTTTTTTGTATTTTACTTCCTCCTGCCAACCCAGCAACAGCAAACTCCTTTTCATGCAAAAAGGAGTTCACTGTTTCTAGAAAATTGACAGAATCAATTGTTATATCATCATGAACAAATATTATCGTATCTTTATCTTGGTATTTGTCTAAAAAATTATTGTAAACTTTTGTTAATCCTTCTTTATTTTGATCTTTAATATCTAAAAAATCAAGACGATGACCACTGTCTTTATTGGCGTGACAATCGTGAAGAAGTAAACTTTGATACAGATCTGTATCTGTAAAATAATCTTTAGCTGTTGTAGATACGATAATCGTTTCCATTATTCACCAGTTTGATCTTCGTTTAGCTCTGGAATAGTTGGCTTGACATCAAAATGTTTTTCAATTGTGTTAACAACGTCATCCACTTGAGCCAATTCTTCTAATCTGTTTTTAATTTCAACCGAAATTTTACTATGTTCTCCTACCCCGACTGGGGAGTTAAGATATACCTCTATTTCAGCTAATACCTGGCTACGTTTACCAACATATTCTGAATAGATACCCTTTACAAATTTATCAGCAGTACTGTTCATTAAAATATTTTATACTGTAATGCCGAGATTTCTAGCCATTTCTGGGTCTCTATCTTCATAATGTCTAACATGTAAAAAATCATTATCCACATCAAAGAATCTTTCTACATTTAAATGTACAGGACTATGGTAATTATAGTAGGATTTTGTTCCGGTTTGAGACATTGCAATTGCAAGCTCTACTGATAACCCTGTTGTGTATGACTCGTGTTTAATAGTTTCTTCACATAAAATTTCTAAATTATCTAAAAATTGTTTGAAATGATCTTTATCATTTAATTTTAAAAATACAATGGGGTCGTCACCAACAGAAATTCTTTCCATTTTACGTTTAAGATCGAATTTGTTTACTAATTCTTTTGTTTTTCGATCTGTTGCGTATAGAAGATTTAAAAGATTACCACCAAGTTCAAAATACACTCCCTTTCTAAAATGTTTGCTTAACGCTTCTTCATTCATTTTTTCACCTTCATCCCTATGATACATAATATCAGTTTGAAGATGTAAAACTTTTGTATAACCAGCTTCATAAGCTTCATGTAACCCATATCTTGTAGCTTGTAGAATAGTGGCAAACCCGGTATCTAAGTTATAATTTTTTGTAAAGGAAGTGTCTGTATACTTTTTAATATCAACCACTTTAATATTATCTTTTTTAACAATATCTTCTGGTTTATTAGTAACACAGAAAAATTCAACGTTTTTTAATCTGTCAGAAAGATCAGAAAAATTCTTATTATACTCCTCAACCCACTCGCTATGAATAGCGGTGGTCTCTACACAAAAATCACTCATGGTTTGCCTTGCCCTCTATACGGCTTTTTATAAAGTTTTGATTTCTTATTAGGTGACCAATTTTTAGAAACTTGACCTTTTCTCTTTTTTGGGGGTTTTCCGAATGTTATTTTTGTTGAACAACTATTTTTCGCCATGTCTCTATATTAAATTAAACTAATAAGAGATCAAGGGTTTAATGATGAATTATTTTGTATTTTCACCATGTCGATTTGTATCTGTGTTATTGCTTTTTGTATATCAGAAATATTCCTCGCGTTTTGATTTACAGTATTTTGCATAGCTGTAAGAATAATAACTTGTTTTTCTACATCATGCATTGTATCATGAATCTTTGAAAAGTCCTCTTTTGATGGAAAAAGTGTTTGTAAATAAGCTAAAATCGCTAAACCTATAATTGGAGCTAATTTTAAAAAAGTATCTAGATTATTAAAGGATACTTTTTGTTGTATACTAGGCATATCTAGTATTTATACGATAAGACCACCAAAAGTAAGTCAATGCGAGAGACATAGTTAACCCAAAACCGTAATTTATTTTAAACCAAAAATCGGATTCTTGTGAAAATGCTAATCCCAAACCGCCAACGTTACCTGCTATTTGTAAAACACACATTGCACAGGAAACATTTTTTGAACTTTTATTTTTATAAATTTTGTAAACTTGTGGAGCAAAACAAATAGCAAAGCTTAAAGACATCATTGCTCCAAAAAACATTACTAATGGATCATTCATATTCTGACCTCTTCTGTTACAGTTAATTTCTTACATTTGATGTTATTTTTTCTTAAAAAATCTACACCGCTAGTATTTCTATATGCTTCTGAATAAACTACTCTTTTTACCCCTGCCTGTATAATTAATTTAGCACAGTCGAAACAGGGACTCATAGTTAAATAAATTGTACACCCGTCGCTACTGTTTGTACTCTTAGCTAACTTCATTAATGCATTAGATTCTGCATGAAGTACTTCAGGTTTAGTTTGTAATTTATTTTCAGCTCGTTCTAAGAAACCTTCATTTACAAACTCACAAGTGTTATCATAACCAGCCGGGGTACCATTATAACCATCAGAAATAATTTGTCCGTTTTTTACGATAAGACAACCAACTTGTTTTCTTTTTGCTTTTGATAACAAACCCCAAAGGTTGGCCATTCGCAAATATGTTTCGTCTAACTGTGATTGCTTTGGCATATTAATTCCATTTTATATCATCGTAGTTATCGGCATACGCTTTTAACTCGTGTCTTGGAGTATCTCCTTTTCCAGCTGCTCTATTACCACCGGTATTAATTTTAGAAGGTTTTGCTTTTGATTTTGCCGATGGAATAGATCCTTTCGAAACTTGAGAATATGGTACTTTATCTTTACTCATACCCGTATTATAGCATTTAACTTTGGAGATTCAAGTTAAATAATCCATTCTTATCTCTTTAGAAAGATGATATAATAAAGCACACCGTTATACCATCAAATAAAATTAAAAGACTAACGGGAGAACAACGGATACAACGAGCAATTACCTATCTTTTCCAGTATTTGTGTTCATAATCAGGTTTGTTTTGTTCAAGGATCGCGTCTGTCCATTCTGATGTGATTTTTGAATGGTTTAGTAGGTGATTACACGTGTTGGTATCTTCGTGGGGCTCCCATCTTCTAGCCAGAGCATATAATTGATTTTCTTCATATGATAGCACATTAACTAATTGACAAAACTTTTTTAGGAGTGATCTTCTCGGTGGAGGGTTGATTCCCCTTTCTATTTTACGCCACATATTCTTTTCCACCTTAAGCAATTTGCAAAGCTTTTCTGTATCTTTAAAAAGTTTTTTCCTCAGTGTTGTAAGATATAAATGGAATTTCAAATTTATGCAGATTTACCAGTTAATTGGTAAATTATCTTGAAATATTTAAGTGGAGCCAGCTCTCGGATTCGAACCGAGGACCGACGGTTTACAAAACCGTTGCTCTGCCGGACTGAGCTAAGCTGGCAAAAAACTATTTAATGGTACGCCAGGCACGACTCGAACGTGCGACCCACTGCTTAGAAGGCAGTTGTTCTATCCAACTGAACTACTGGCGCATTACACCAAGGTTAAGCTAGCAACAACGCAATTCAATACTACCATAATTGCAATAATTACCCACCAAAAGATTTTTTGTTTTTTAGACATTTAAAATGGTACCGATGAACGGACTCGAACCGTTACTCCTTCGCAGGAAGCAGATTTTAAGTCTGCCGTGTCTACCAATTCCACCACATCGGCTAATTAGAGACACCACACTAGCAAGTTAAGAAATAATATAAACCAAATATCATCCTTAGCTAACTCTTTCATTATATGCCATGTTGTGCTCATGCGTATATTATAATTTAATCCTTATTTCAGTCAATGGTCTTTTTATCAAAAATATCTGCTTCGCCGATATCTATGAAATATAGAAGTCTCAAAATTTTTGTAGTACCGTGTTCATTAAATTCCTCCAAGGGGGAAGTATTATTAAAATACCCATGAGGGGTTGTTAAGAACTCTTCTACCATACTATCATCAATTAGTTCACAGCATTCGTTTACCAAATTAGTAAACTGAATAAGACTGCCTTTTTTAACTTTAAGCATTTATCTTTTTAACTAATTCTTCTTCCCCGTTTTCATTGGTGCGTGAAAAGCATGCTACCACGCCCCTCTTTTGTACGACTTGACTTGCCATATCATTTGCAAATATTATTGATTCCATCAAGCAATCTGTTTCCAGATACTTATAAACCAAAGCTGCAAGAAATGAATCTCCTGCTCCACAAAGATCAAAAACTTCTACTTCAAATGCTGCATAAATGCAATCTTTCCATCTACAACCTTGCTTACCTAGCGTAACAATTAAATTTTCTTTCCATTCTTCTTCGTTTATTTTACCTTCTAAAGCTTTATACTCCGGTTCATTTATTTTTATAGCTTTTGCTTTTTTACAAAAGTCTCCAAGAACTTTTTTTGTGTCGATAAAAACGTTTGGATTATTTTCACAACAATGTCTAATAATTGATTCTGTTACAAACCCTTTACAATAATCTGAAATTACTATTGCGTCGTAGTCTTTTGGGGAATGCCAACAACTACCAGCAACAACCCCTTCTTCTGCTTCATCACCTTCATCCACCCTTAAAAATGTATGATTGGTTTGTTCGTCTACATATCTAATTTTATTCATCTTCTTTTCTGTATTGTGAATAAAATCTACTTCTAGACCTAAAGAACGAAAATTCTTTACAACATTACCAGCCATACCCATATCAACTACAGTTTTAGATGGTAATAATACAGGTGCAGGAACATCAGGACACAATCTGGTTGCCTTCCCATAAATGAATGTATCAGTGCATAAGTCGCCTATTACTAAAACTTTCTTTTTCATATTAAGTAGCTCATTGTTAAATTTGTTTTGTATTGACAAGAAGGCATTTTATCTTTTATTTTACTTAACTCGTCTCTACCAATAAAACCTTTCCTGTAAGCTTCACCTTCAATACAACCAATCATTGTTTGGGTTCTGTCTTGTATAGATTTTACATACATACTTGCAGCAAACATTTCATCGGGGTTTCCTGTATCAAACCATGCGAAATGGCTATCTAACTCACTGTAACAAAGCAAGTCTTCTTTCAAATAACTCTTATTTAAATCTGTTATTTCTAATTCTCCCCTATCAGATGGCTTTAAATTTCTTGCTCGTTCTCCTGCTGTTTGGTCGTAGAAATATATACCTGTAGCCGCAATATTACTCAAAGGACAGTCTGGTTTTTCTTCGATAGATTTTACCATTTTCTTACTACCTACTTGTTTGGTTTCTATTACCCCGTAATCTGAAGGATTTGCAACTTTATATCCTACTACATGAGCCCCACAATCTTTTGACCATTCAAAAGGTTGAATACCTGTGAAAATATTATCACCTAATATCAAACAAACGTCTTCTGCACCCTGCCATTCTTCTGCTATTATTAGAGCTTCTGCTATGCCTTTAGGTTGGATTTGGATTTTAAATGTAAAATTTAATCCAAGATAAGGTTTACCTTTACCGGTTGCTTGTTTGAATAATGTTAATAAATTCGGGTAACTTAACCCATTAGTGATAATCATTATATCTTTAATACCCAACTTAATTAAAGTGGTTAATGGGTAATAGATAGTAGGTTTATCATAGACAGGTAGGAGCTGTTTTGAAACAGTTGTTGTTGAAGGGTAAACTCTTGAACCTGTCCCACCTGCTAAAATTATGCCCTTCATTTTTTATTGACAGTATCTTTAATTTTTTCAATAATAAACTCTGCTAAAATTAGTCTCCCTGATTCAGAAGCCATATTTAACTGCTCGTTTTCATCATTAAACTCTTCTAAAATTTGTATTAGCATTCCTGATGTGTTTAACCATGTTGCTAAGTCTTTATTAGACATCATACTCATATTATAACATCAATCCAAAAAAAACCAAGCAGGCTTACCTACAAAGCTACAAGTACCACCACATACATCGCAGCCCCACCAAACAGCCTGCTTGGTCAAAAATATTTATTTCAAGCTAAGATAATACAAGATCTTTTTCATAATGAGTATCATAAAGTTTATGAAAACGCTCTAACTTAACAGGGTGTTCGTAATTTAAAAATTTGTTTGGATTAATTTTGAATCCATTTGAAAGTAAAATATTTCCAATTATAATATCCTCCACTCCAAACTTTGCATATTTCTCTTTGCCTTTATAGTCCACCAAGCACTGCACGGCTTTTTTACTCAAAATAACACATTCACCTGAACAATATTGTGTTGGAATTTCACCCGTATATTCATCTCTTACTTTGTAATTCTTTTTATGAAGAAGAATTTTTCGAGTAGCCTCTTCATCTTCAACAATAATCTTTTCACCTACATAATCACCAGAAATCTTGTGATCTAAAAATGTATCTATGTTATATAGAAATGTATCATCATCAATTTTTAATACATGAGTGTAATCTTTATTAACAATTTTTTTCAATACACCGAATATTTTTTTGTGAACGTTATAAATTGCATCTGGTGTCTTCAAATAGACATCTGTAAAGGATATACCATTTAAACTGTTATGTTTTGATGTATTTTGGTTACCACCATAAACAAAAAATATGTCCATATTTTTAGGTGTGTGCTTCAAAAATGAGTTTAAAGCAGCTATTTTATAACCTATATTATTTTCGAATGTAGGTATGATTAAAGCGTATTTTGTCATGTTTAATATTATTTTTTAATGTATGGTATATGGTACCTTCGTCGGGTGTAGGGTCAAATTTTGAGAAAGTTAGCTTACTAAAATCAAAATATACATTCAAGAAAGTAAAAATTTCTATATCAGTAAAAATACGATCATAATTATCGATATAGTGTTTTATAGCTGATATATAACTATCTTTTATGTGTTTTAATTTTTCTTTTACGAAACCAATAATGCATGGTGACGCAGACCAATATGGTATTTCTTTATCCCAATAATTTTCAATAAATTTTCCGGGTTCAATACCAATATATGGTATACCGGTGATATACCCATCTGTTCTACCTAAAAGATCAAACAATTGCTTGCCTAGTTGTGGGTTGAACACTGCATCTTTATTTTTCGGGTACATCTTATTCCAATCTTGCGACTTTATGTCGTGCCATGCACCACCTAAATCTTCAGGAATGTATGATTCATTGCAAAGACCGGCATCTACCCATATAATATTTTTGGTATCTAAAGTAATAGAATCCAACATGTAAAAAAGTTTTGCTGTAGTAATCATTGGGTTCCAACAATACACACCAGTTGGGTTGCGATCTACTATTTTTTTACTATATTCGAATAATTCATCATAAAACGGGTGTATTTCCCGGGTAGATTTATTTTTAAAAATTGGTAACCTATCCACCTTTCCTTGTAAATTTTCGCAAATTAATTGTTCAATTTTAGGATTGCAATAAACAATAATTGGTTTGTGTAGATCGCATAAAGCTTTGATTCCAGTGATATAATGGTCTGGTGTAAAGTTTCGTGTTAAAGTGGAAGTACACCCGTCGGGGGTATAGGTTTCAACTTCTTCTACTGCGGTGACAATAGTGTCGATCATTAAAATAATATATGTTAAATCCAGTGAAAATCAAGGAAAAGGCGGCCCGTAGGCCGCCTTGATAAACCTGATTATTAGTCGATTTGAACGTCTATAACTTTGTGTTCCTTCTCCTTTTTTCGAGGAGCTGTTATAGTTAATACACCATCGGAGAGTTTTGAAACGAACTTGTCTACATCAAAATCCGAAGGGTTTAAACGGAATGACCTTGTATATGTTTCTTCTTTTGAACCAGTTTTGGAAGTAATGGTACGCTTAGCTTCAACATATGCAACGTTTGTATCCTCATTGTATGTGACCTTAAGATCTTTTTTCTTCACACCCGGAAGATCGATCTCTACATGAAAGTTTTCTTTACTTTCATTGAAACGAATATTATCGTTAGAAAAAGATTCAGGTGTAAGAATGCGATCGAAATCATTAAAAATTTCGAATATTGGGCTGTACCGTCCCGCCCGTGGACTTGCTGTCAATTTATTTATTAAGTTATTCATGACAACAATATTTAAGCTCATAAACCTGGGAATTCAAGTAATATAAATATTCCCGCCAACCCACCGCCTTGAACCAATAGGTTTATGCGCCTTCAAATCTATTTATATAAAATCGTAAGAAATAAACGTCTTATCCTGTTCATCTAGAAGATAATCCAGCTGGAAATCTTCGCAGTGTTTTAAAGTGAAATCCATATCACGAAATAACATTGGTTGAAGCACGTATCA